TCTTTCTCTCGCAACAGTATTACCAATCTTTCCATAAGGTCCGTAAATAGGATACCCATCAAATGACATACCCAAAATTCTTGAATGTCCATTTGCATATCTTGAGTAATCTATATTATTACCTGCCTCTGTGCCGAAATGACCTTCGACATAGTAGGTATTCATGTTTTCTTCTTCCTCTTCCTCAGCAGTCGTGTCAAGGATCATATAACCTTCATCACCTGCATATCCAGACATGTACCTATGATTACCACAATAGTAATATATTTTTTGTGTCTCATCCGCATTCATTATGAATATCGGTTGGAATGAATTTTCGTAATCTGCAGCGTATGCACCAGAAGAACCTGTGCTGTTATAATATAATGTACCACCATTTAATGTGCCATCTGCAGTCGTAGAAAATCTCATAGGATGTGCACCAGAACCATGATCATGCTGATTTGACATGTCAGACTGATCCCATATAATTACATAATTTTTTTGTACTTTAATATTTTCTGGAGAGAAGTAATATACACCTGGTGTAAAAGCACCAAACTCATGTGCCTCTTCACCAAATTCAATATAGAAAATACCATTTGGGAATGTTATTGGTGCACCATTTATTTTAAATGAAAATCCATTAGATCCTAGACATAGATCATCTTGTGAGAAAGCATCTCCTGTAAGACTTCTTAGATATATTCTTACTACAACATTTTGACTGTCTTTTACTATTTTTGAAATTATACCTCTACCTGTCCCACCAACTTCATCAACTATTCTACCAACTTCTACTTGTCCTAATGTTTCATCTACATTAGTGACATTAAACATCACATTATCAAATTCTACCTTAACTTTCCATGTGAATAATTCTTGATTACCCCATTCAAATACACCGTTGGCATCATCAAATTCATCTATAGTTTTACTTGTCTGATAATAATGTACATTATTATGAATTATAGTATCATTTGCACTGGTATTTTTTACATAGTCATATTTGACTGTATCAATAGCAAAGTTTATAGGTGCTCCACCAACGTTATTACCCCATTCTGGTGTATGTAAAAGACCACCATTTGCTAATATACCGAGTGATTTATTTCTTTGAAACTCTCTAGTACCTGGATTAGGAACATCTTTACCACCTCTGTATATAAAGGTTTGATTGAACGTTCTATCTACAAGATCTCCTGAACCACCAGGTTGCCTTTCATTAGCATAAACCTGTGATGGTTTAGGATGATTATCTGATACAATAGTTAATCTATCTGTTAACTTAGCTGGAGTTCCAGTAGTTCCAAATGTTGCAGTGGTAGCACTATTTGGATGAGATTGAAATATCCTTGTGAAATTAAAAGAATTTACGACATTAGGAGTTTCTTGTTCAGGAATAATTTGTACTCTTAATGGATCATAACCTAAACCTCTATCAAGAACACGAACGTGAATAATCTGTCCTGAGTCTTCATCTATTATTGGATATAATATTGCTTCTCGTGTTGGAGTTCCACAACCAGTCACAGTGAGTCGTGGTGGGTCTGCCTGTGTATATCCAGATCCACCATTTACAACTCTTACCGCACGTACACCGAATACTTCGTCAAAAATAGGTTCAATGTCGGCACCAGTACCAGGAACGGTTCTTGCCATTTACTAACTCACTACGTTTATAGTTCCTTGCATTGCAGCATGGAGAGTACACTGATAATACAGCGTAGAAGGAGCGTCCAAAGGAACAGTCCAATATAATATAGTAGTTCCACTACCAGATTGACCAGTAGTATAAGGAGTACCAGTCAATCCTTGAGATGACTGAATCCTAAATGGGTGTCCACCACCCTCAACACTATTATCAAATGCATAAGTGAAACCTCTATGCACATATAATGTTGGGTCTCTAACTTCTCCTGAAAGACCAGGACCTGATATTAAGAAATCACTACTTGCATCTTCTACAGGTGCACCTATTTCATACCATATTATAGGACTTCTTGTGACCACCCATGAAGTTCCATTATAGAATAGTGAATCACCCTGAGTTATACCAGCTGTATTAGTATCAGTTAAAGCTGCTAATGTAGTAGTTAAAGTACCAGAGAAGTTAACTGTGACTGTGTCTCCTGAAACTGCAGTGGTAATATTTGTTCCACCTGCGATTGTTAAGGTATCAGTCTGACTGTCAGCAGTCGTAGATCCTGAATCACCTGCAACCGTAGCAAACAAGTTAACAGAACTAACACCTGCGTTATCATCAGCAGGAACCCAGTTAGTTCCATTCCATTTTAGAGTTTGGTTTAAATTTGGTGCAGTAGTTGTGACATCAACGTTTGCAAGATCATTTATACCTGAGTATTCTGTTAAAAGTTTTGCTCTTGTATCTCCTACACCACCTGCAGTTATATTAATGTTTACATATGGATTATCATCACCATCTACTGTGAAAAAATATCCAGTATATGATGCTGCAGCAGGAGCAGCAGCAAGAGAAGCATATTCGTTTTTATATTTTACTGTCGTCGGTAAGTTAACTGAGCCATCAGTGCCAGAGAAAGTGCTAGTAATGGAACCATGACCAATAGTAAGACTTCCAGTTCCGTTGGGAGCGAGAGCAATGTTTCCATTACTTGAGGATACGATAGAATTTCCATTTACATTAAGGGCAGATGTAAGGTTTGAGTAATCAGAGGGGATAAAAGATGATCCATCATAACGTAATACCTGACCAGATGCAGGATTAGTAGTATTTACTGTTAATGTTGTACCATTTCCTAAGGCAGTATATAATTCGTTAAAATTATCATTTATCTTGTCGCCACCAGCTCTCAGGGTATCACCTGTGTTATCGTTTGCTACTGTACCAAGATCTAGTGCTTGTTTTGCCATCTTTTTAGAGGTTTTTTGCTATAAGTTATTTATGTGATTATCTCAGGGTCTACTACTTCTTCACCATATTGACTTAAATCTGGTGCAGTCCAATCATCTGGAACTGAAGTTTCAACTGCGATGTCTGGATTTTGATATCCTGTACCTGTATTACTTAAGGTCACTCCACCAACACCAACCAGTGCTCTAATATTACCCTCAAAACCAGATATAGAGTCAACCCTTACAGTTGGTCTTGTAGTATATCCAGAACCACCACCAGTGACTTGTACCTGTTTAATAAATCCAGTCGTTAGTGCTGCAGTTGCAACTGCGTCTTGACCAAATACAGATCCAAGATAATCAAATGTAATTAATGAGTTGGAAGATTCAATAACAGCAACTGTTCTATCTTCAGTCTCACCCTGTATTCTAATATCATCGCCTGGTTCTACAGGAGGTACAATCTCAGCAGCGTCTACGTCCGCTTCAGAACCAACGTATGAGAACGCAACGAATGTAGATCCTACACGAGGTATTTCTGAGAATATAATTCTAGAACCAACAATCTCAAAACCAATACCAGGTTCCTGTATAACACCATTCAATGAACAAATAATATTGTTCTCTGGTCTAATTGATGATGACTGTACACCATCAGTCAATGTCAATGAGTAGAATACCTCATTACGTTTCAAGTTGAATGACTGACGTAATGAATCAAACTCAAATGATATATCATCTAACTGTCTAAGTTTACCAACATAGAATCCTGTAAATGATGCTCCTAACTCAGGTGCTTCAGTAAATTGAATCTGATTAGAGAACGCTGTATATGCGTTTGTAGCACCTGGTGGTTGTAGAATACCATTGATGAATATTAGTAGATGTCCTGCAGGATCTGGTAGATATGTTGTACCATTATTCTGAGATAAATCAAAGGTTGTTTGAACACCATCAAATCCTTTGAATGATCTCTTAACACGTGCTTTAAGATCACCCTTAGCAGAGATTGCTGCTTTATAGTTATCAATACTCTTGATAGCATCATTAACATCAAATGTTCCTGCAACATCACTTAGATATACTCTCTTCAAAGTACCAACAGTTTTGACATCTTGAACAGTAGCAGAAGCAGAACCTGCAGTCACAACCTTAGTTGTAATATTTGCATAACCTTGTGGGAAACTTCCTACTCCATAATCACCAACTTGATCACCATTTGTTAATGTTCCTTGGAACTCTTGTGCGTAGATAAAGTTATTTCCAATATCTACACCAGTGATTATTGCGTAAGTATTCAAATCTTGAGTACCATTAGCAATCTTATAAAGTCTATTACCAACTTGGAATGTAGCAAGACTGGATATGATACTAATACCAAATCTTACATTTCCAGTAGATGCAATCTTAGCACCAACTTTAAGTTCTAATCCATCATATTTAATAACATCAAGGAATTGTCTAGATGCCTCAGGATAAACAACAGAGTTAGTTTCAAATGTTCCATTTAAGGTTGCAGTATCAACAGTCAATGTACCACCAGTATTGTCTGTGACAGCAGCTTCGTTCTTTAAGAAAGATCCTGCAGGTTGTGCAGTATTTCCAGATGTATAACCTTTGAATGGAATGTTATCTACAAAATCACCTTGTAAGTCAATAATATGAAGACGACTCTCGATTGCACTTATTTGAGCAGTTGTAGAGTTATTTGCACCAACAACATTATCAGTGATTGCCCAAGGACCTGCAGTCACCTTAACATCAAGATACTTATAGTTTGCATCTTCAAAGAATCCGTAAACGACACCATTGATAGAAGCATTACCTTGTTTCTGTACAGTCTCGTTCATAGTATAAGGACCATCTGTTATATCACCATCAATTCTAAATCTTTGATATACCTGAACAATCTTACCTTTATTTTCTGCAATAGATTCAAGTTCACCATATACATTACTTGATAAACCATACATGTAGTCGGCATTGTTTAATCCACCACCAAGAGCAACTGGTAGAGATCTTGTTCCATATAGTTTAGTAGGAACAGAAATACCATTCTGAGATGTAATTTGTGTATAGTAGGTTCCTGTCTTAATTTGATTTCTAATAATATCAATGTTAGATCTTATAATTCTACTCATTGATTTTGTATTATAATTTGCAGCTTCAGATGAATCATAGAACTTATAGAATCCTGCATTAGGTGAAGGTTCTGTAAGTGTATTATCAAGTGCTGCTTGCATGTATGTTTGAA